ATCTGTATGGAATACCCTATTTGCTATAATTTTCTCTGTGCTTTTTTATTCAAATGTGAACAAATTATGAACAATATGTTTACAATATGTTAATAAATAGTTACATCATTGTTAATAAATAGTTACATTGTTGTAATAACTATGTTTATATTGCTATACTTCCCCTATTGTACCACATTTTGTAGCATATTACACTAATCATCTACATATAGTATTAGATATTTTTATAATGTTTCACAGAATGTTTCACAAGGCATAAATCATTCCTTTATATCCTTGACTTCCCTACCGTGATAGCATACAATGTATGTTGCAATAGTGACAGAAAGCAAAGTAATGGCTATTAGCTATAATATTAAATATCAAGAACAGAAACCTAACGGAGCATAACATTACAACACGTAATCATAAACCATTTTGCAAAAGTACACTCAGACGAATTATAGATAATGAAAAATACTGCGGTCTTAATAATTCGCTAAAGTATGCCAAGGAGAAGTATTTAATAAGAATTCGTACCCAAAAGTAAAGGATGAATATACAGTACAACCAACTGATAAAATCCCTGCTATCGTATCGCGCGACTTCTAGGGGATTTTTTATGCTTTGTTTTCCTCTTTTAGCCGTTCCATTTCCAGTGATACATTATTGGTGTAAGGACTCAATTCCACGATACTCTGACGGCTGATAGCACCAATTTCCTGCTGTGTTTTTAACTCGTTCATCAAATTCTGTGTATCGACTGGACGGTTATAATTAAATGTAATGCCGACACCGTAAAAATCATCATCTGTAAATGATACATTCTGCAAGGCAAGCAATTTGCGGAAATACTCAAAACGTGTATATAATCCATCACGCAACACTTTAGTAATTGCCTTTGCTTTATTGTCGGTTTGGCTGAAAAGCAGTTTTAAACTAATTTCTGACACATTAGCAATATTGCTTTGACCGATTACAGCTGATGGCACACAAGCGACTGTGTATAACTCCTGCAATAAATTATCAAGTTCCAGTTTAATACTATTGTAATCGAGTGTAGAAGTTGCGTACTTAAACTCTCCCCCTGCTTCAAAATTTAATACTGCACCAACCATTTCTTTACTAATGCTTGAATCAGTACCACGTCCCATACTAACGCCAATAGGATTCATCGATAGCGTTGTAACTGCATCATCTAATTTGGAAAGTAAATTTTCTATCTTGTCCATAATCGGGATTAAATCATTCATGGGCGAATCACCAAAGAAGTTATACTCCGATTTGTCCAGTAGTGCATAGTGAATCGGAAGCCCTGTAAGATTGGCTCGCTCGTCTTTTAGGACGCTATCTTTATACACCTGTACCGTATCAGGATAATAAACTGTGTAGTGCTGTACACCTGTATCAGCATCTTTCCAATACTCTACAAATGCCACATAATTTTCCTGCTCGTCATATATCGGATATGCACATTCATTTGCGATTAAATGACCTTTGATTGTACCGTTGTCAAGGTAATCATACTCAAATGCATTACCATATTTAACTAAATCTTCTACTAATTGATAATCTAAAGTATCAAATAATCCTTTGCGATAAATGGCATTGAATGTTTTAACGATATTCTTCTCGCCATTAATACTGACAGGATTCCCCAAAATATAACTTGCATGGAAACTTACAATGCTTTTAAGCGTCTGCAATACGATTTTTGCAGTTGTATAGGTTTCATTCTTAAATTTAAAATTAGGACGCTGTAACACCTTATGTAAGCGAAGAAAATACTCTCGAATATTTAGCACGTTACTAATACGCTTTTGTTGTTCTATGTCGTTTGGTGCATCTTCCCACCAATATTGTTTACTAATATCTACCATGTAATCACTCCTTTGTTATGAATAATTAATACCACATTTAACACCTTGTATTGCCATGCCCATCGCCATTACTAAATCATCATGCGAACCAATGACTGCGTTCATTTTTCCATCTTTAAACTCGAATACTTTCATCTCTTGTAATAAATTGCGGCTCTTAATAATCATCTGGTTGCGCTCGAATAGTTCCACAAAATCATTAACCAAAATTGGCTTTGACTTTGTATTGGTCTGCCATCCGACTTTAGGTAACATTCTGCCGCTGCGTGTATCGTACTCCATGTAGGAGTACATATTTCTGTACCTGTATTCGTTGTAAAGTTTTTCGGTGACCGTATGCCCTGCACTCATTTTTTCAACTATAAGGTTTGCTTTGTTGTACCAGATACCAATATCCCTAATAATCTCAGCGTACGCATATGGCTTGATTTTATTGGATTTAAATTCTGCCACCTGTTCACAGTTAGCGTCAATTATTTCAAAAGCTGAATAGTCCTTGCCGACACCCTCGCCAGTATCTACACCGATATAATACCGTGTTCCCAATTTTGGGATTTTCCATATCGTCAACTCATTACCTAACCATGCTTTTAGTGATACAGGCATTTTACTGGGGGCAGTTTTAATCGGCTCAAAACGGTCTATGTGCATGATATTATCATGGATAATAGTCGGGCTGAATATGTTACTGCCGGTGCTTACAAACGCTTCTAGCGGCTCGCTAGGAAACTCCTGTGTAAATGCTTGCTTACTGGTATTGGCAATCTTTAACCGCCGCCAAACTAATTGCTCAACGCTTGCACCTTTATCTGACAAAATCTTTTCTTCCGGTTTCAACTCGTCAACCGTTGGCAAGCATTTATATTTCTGCTTGTATCGATTGCAAAATTCCTTGTATTCTTCTGCAAACATTAATTTATCATCAATCCAAGAAAAGAAAAATGGCTTGTACATACTGTCTCCACGCTCTGCCTTTGCCCACAACTCTTGAAAGTAATTCATACCGTTAGCTGTAGATTCAAGCAAAATAGTTCCGTGCGGTGTTAATGCCTGTTCGATTGCAATTAACTGCCGCTGAATTGTATCTTTGCAAAATCCCACCTCTGATATATGCGCGAATTGAATAGTTGAACCTCTCGCAACATCTTTGTTGCCGCAAGTAGTACATACAATATGGCTTCCGTTTGTGAAGCGTAATTCTTTTTTGTTATTCCTGTAAATTGGTACTTTAAACGGTGCTGCCATATCAGTATATAACTGTTTCAACTTGCTAAAAATTTCATCTGCTGATTGGATGCTATATGACATCAATAGACAAGTGCTGTGTGGTTTTGTGATTGCAATATATAGTGACTGTGCCACTGCCAGAGTGGAAATACCTAACTGCCGTGATTTTAAAATGATATTATACTTGCCCTCATTTTGCAGTAAATACTTCTGCTCTGGATTCAATTTCAGCGGCACTAGGTCACCATTTTTGTTTACTACTTTCATTAAAAATTCCATAAAATATAGCGGATTCTTCAATAACTTTGTGATTTTCTGATTGGTTGTCATACCCATATTTTCTTCATCTCCCCTATATTGTCACAATAAATTAGGAACATTTTAACGGCTTCTATCGTATCTCTAAAGGGAGTGGGATTCCTTTTAGAAGAGAATTATTTCCCCACCAATAAAAGCCGCTGAAACGCTCCTAAAATGTAATGTATTTATATGATTTGATTATTCTAGTGCTTCATCCGGAATATTCTGTACAATATCCAGAATATCGCTCTTTTTATCATCCGCAAAGAATTGATTGCTAAAGTCGACAAATGCCTTAAAAGCGTTTGTATCATCTTTTGCTCGCTGAAAATATATATTATATAATTCAATCATATGTTTTTGATTCTCACGCTTCAACAACCACTTCACAGCGGTTTGCACGTTTTCTTCCATTAGCCAATTTTCACAAGTTTGTTGTGTGATTCCGGCAGTAAACGTTTTATAACTATTTTTTAAATCATCAAAAGTTTTAATATCCTGCTTAGGTAATAACTCTGGAGCATATTTCCATATGATATAGTATGCTTTTGTTTGAGTATGTACCAAACCAATTATATGTGACAGCACACTTTCTTCTTGCGACGTGTGTTTCCCAATAGCTGCACCTGTACCCATAACTTTCTTTTTTTTATTTGTCATCAGTCCACCTCGCATTTATCCTATCCATTACAGGTATAATATCATCTACTGTCTTAATTCTAGCTGGTTTATCATACTTCGCATTTATCCTATCCATAGTGGCAATTACATCATCCAACGTCTTAATATTTGTAGTAGTCATAATTCATTACTCCTTTTCGCATTTGATTTAATTTATCATTTGTACTGTAAATTTCCTTTGTTTTAACATCTGGGAAGGTCTTATAGACCTTCGATGTTCAACATTGTTTTTATCATAATATGAAACCCACATAAGATAAGGTTTAATGCTTAAAATTTTAACATCTTCATCAAAAGGATAATTTTTACCATGATCTTTTGCGTGAATAAACATACCTTTTTTCAAAAGATTTAAATTAAAAGTTTCTTTACCATATTCATCGGCGGAAAATATCCGCATATCTGTTTTATCATTCATTCGATTTTTCTCTCCTTATACTATATGTTGTGTAGTCACGGTCTAATACTATTCTATATATTGTAATTTTGAATTAAAGGTACACTGATAGAAGAATATACTCTTTTATTAGTGTACCCTTTTTTCATCACTCATTGACAATGACTGTACTCTGTCCTGCTTTTTATTCTCTGAATTTCAATCAGGGGGTTTTAGTAGTAACTGATAAGAATATATACTCTTTTATCAGTTACCCCTTAAACCCTCTATACTATCTATTGACAATAATGAATGGATAACCATTGCACACTACATTATATTGTGCTTTTATCTTTTTATTTAATCTTACCTTTTGGAATTTTCCTACTGAAAGAATTTGTTGAATACTCCGTTTCCACTGTAATTCTGTTTGTCCTTTACCTCTAATATCAGATTCAAGGCAATAACCCTGTTCATTGATAATATTACAAAGTTTGTTTATCAGTTTTAAGGTAGCATTATCCGACTTTTCAGAAGTTCCTTTACTGTTTTCAAATTTGTATTGTGGATAAACCTTGTTAGCAACTTCTACACCAAAAGTACGAAGTATATACTCTCGGCTTAATCCCTTTAGTGTTACATGATTCTTTTTTAGTGTTTTAGCAATTTCTTCACTATTGGAAAATGACATAACCCCATATTCATTAAAGCTATAGAATCCTGTTAATTTCTTATGACCGCAAGCAATAGCAATCTGCTGTGCTTTATGCAATTCTTTTTCTGGAATCGCTTTTACCTGCATTTTGTTTATCATGTTAAGTAAAGAAAATAATACTAATGACTGTGATAATACAATCCGTCTGTTGGGTTTAATTCCACATACTTGCATTAACTTATCATATGAAGAAAAGAAAAATGGATTTCCATTTATCTGCATATCTTCATTTATAAGTGTACTGAAATATAAAAGAATACTTTTCATATGACATTTGCGTGTTCTAATCAAAGTTGATAATTCTGGAAATGTAATTTCTAATTCTTTGCTGTCAAGATAATTAGCATAATCAATAAGTTTTTGTTTCCATTGTCTTGTCCAATCGCTCTCATACAAAGTAATGCCATATACTGCTTTTATAAATTCTATTGCTTTGCTTCTGGAGCATTGTGCTAACTTTTCTGTTAATGAAATAATTGTAAAAGCGTGACCGCATCCAAAACATTTATAAATTTGTGTTCCGTCCTTTGCTGTCCAGATACAGGCACTTGGACTATTATCTTCATGCTCTGGTAGAATACAACTGAATTTTTCTCCATATTCAACGCCCAAATATTCTGACAGGTCAATAGCATTAATAAATTTGAAAAGTTCGTCTTGACTATGTAATTCAATCGTTGTGTCACTGGAAGTAGCACCTGATAAAAGAATATACTCTTTATTAGGTGTACTTTTCAGTAACTCTCCCATCATATCTACATCTAAATGCTTAATCGCTTCAATATTTCTATTGATTGATTCTGTATTAGAATATATTTTTAGTTTTTTCTTACATGATTTTGGTGTAACTATTGCAGAGCCCAAAGTTGGGCCCTCCTTATAATACTTATCAATGACCTGTTTTGCATTAATCCTATTATCATAGCTATTACAAATTAGTGACTTTCCACCATAAAATAAACGTGTACAATCATAAGTGACTTTATCAGAATGAAATATTGCAATTAGTGTTTTCTGCAAATTATCACGTTGCTGTCTGTCTGTTATAACCGTATCAGTACAAAATATTAATCTGAAATGATGCTCCTGCTCTGAATGACGGAATGAAGTGTAGCCGAAACAAGGTAATATATTGTATTCCTTGCACCTGTCTAATTCTTTCTGAATAGTCGTATCATGGTCGAAGTCCAAAGCAAATAACTGTTGCTGTATCCAATCTACCGACTTTGTACCATTCAATAAAGCAGGTTTGAATGTTGCTCCATGACTTAATCCAAAAGCCAATTCTTTAATATCAATTTCAGTTTTATGTAATAGTTTTTGAATCTTCTTAGTTTCATTTGAATCTGGTTTGCTGTTGTATTGCTTTTCATAGTACATACATTTTACGTTCATTTTGATTTTTCTCCTTTACATACAAAGAGGACTACTGCAAAACACAGTAGCACTCATATCATTTTATTTTATAATCCTTTCATTCTATATGTAAATAATAGGGATAAATCAATTTCATAAATAGCAATATATACTCTCTAAATTGAATACTCCCTATTTTTACACATCTCATTATAGCATATCAGTGTTTAACCTGCAAGCACCATTGATGAAATATTGGTGTTGT